ATTTTGTTCAAGTATAAGAACCTATAAGAGCTCCGTGAACTCAAGTCCCTCCTGAAGACACTTGTACGTACCCAGAATCTCCTGTATTATTAAAGTTTATTTTTATTCCAAGAGGATAATTATAAGTTCCCGAATTTGACCCACCATAATCATTTATATAAGATAAGTCTGAATATATCTCATAATTAACAGTAGTACCAGACCTGTTGTATCTATATTTAGTATATAATAAGAAATGAGAACGGTTACCAGTACCAAAGCTGTTAACCGTTCTATTTTCTAACTCTATTCAACCTGACCATGCCATAAAATCCTTTTATCTCCTTTCTATATACCAATGAAAGCAATTCCATTTGTTACATGAACTACTTTTACACTAGTATTAAAACTAAAATCATTTTTTACAACAGCATTATCCATCGTTGTTGTTTTTGTATCTGGTTTTGTACCAAAATATTCTGTATTATTTGCTACAGCAGTAATTCCACCAGTATTATTTTTTAATTGAACATAAGTATCTGCGTCTGAAGAATGAACTGTAACTCCAGTTCCATTTATATTTGTATTTCCATAACCATTTCTCAATATAAATGAACCATTATTATCAGAAGTATCTAATGTCAATGTTCCACTTAAAATATTGTCGGCGCTTAAATCTTTAACAGTAATTAACTTAGCATCTAAAACACCATTAATATCTCATACTTTTGTCCATTCAATTACATGAGTAGTAGGATTTTCTAATAAAAATTGTATTCCTGCTTTTGTTAATCTAATACCATAACCGCCATCTGTATCACTAATTGTAATACCGTCCTGTCCATTTATTGTAACAAGGTTATTATTAATATTATCTCCTATTGCTTGACGTTGAACAGATTCAGAAGCTGCTTGATAACCAAACATTTTTCAAGCTTGATCTAAGATTGGGACTGAATAAGTAACATTATCTTCTTCTTTGGTTGTGTCAGTATATTTATTTCTAACAAATTGGAATGTAGTAACTTGAATATTAGTAATATTTCCATCCCAATATTTATGTTCGATAATTACGCCACCCTCTATAACATCTTCGTTTAACCAAGGGAAAGGTTCACTTTGCCAATCTTTTACTATTTTGCTATCATCATAATTTTGGTCTGAACACAAACAATATTGTAATTCATTAGTAACTTTTGTTGGCGAATAAATACATGTTGGTATACTTTGATAATTTTTAGAACTGTCTAAATATTTATATAAAGTTTTTTGCCATATATATTTATCTGTTTGAGCAGGTAATGATTCTGTCCATATTGCACTTTCACCAGGTGTATTTGCTGTAACTGTTGTTGTATAAACAATTGTTGTAGATTGAACTTGTGAATATGCTGCATTAGCAGTATTTTCAACGTTATTTAAATCTTCTTTTGAAGCAAAATTTTGATTTATTGTAGTATTTCTATAATATTTAACATATAAATCAGGTGATGCATTAAACGTTTCATCTGTTATATGATTAATATTTTCAAACAAAGGTGTACTCATTAACATGTTTAATTGCCCTATTAACTCAGTATCTTCAATAATAGTGTTTGTCGGTGTTGCTAAAGGTAAGTAAAAATCAGTATTACCAAAATAAGTATTAAGTCCTGTTTTTATAGCATTCATAGTTTCAGTAGAAGAAGAAGTAGTCCAAGCACTTAAACCTATTTCTGTATAAAGAACTCCAAATATTAAACCATCTACATTGTTAAATTTATACAATTGATTTAGATTATTTCAACCACCACCATAAGTAAATGAAGTAGACTTCCATCTATTTGCAATGTCAAGAATATTAAGTTGTGGAAAATTACTTTTACCAACTCTTATACTCATAATACCATTTTCTGCATTAAAGTTGCTTTGCCAATAAGTTGCATTATGAACATAAGGACTTAAATCTTCCATATTAAATTTACCTATTTCTTTATGTATATACCAACTACCATTATCTTTATAAATATAGTCTTGATATTCTCCTGCTTTACATAGTTCTATTGGGGTTTTATATTCAGCATAAGATGTTGCTTTATCACCAATCTCTACTTGCAAAGTATTTAAATTTTCATTTCTAACAGTTGTTCTAATATAACAAGCATTATTAGGCACTGTATGTGTTATAGATGGAGAATTAAGATTACCGTAAGATATATAATTTTTATTACTATCAAAGAAAACACATTTAGATGCTCAACTCGTTGTGATTGTAGTCATTCCAGAAAGAGTAATTTTAGATTTTCCTAATATATTTATATAATCACTTACTGATAATTCATTGTTAGATATTAATTCACCATTAGAATTTATATAATAACCTGAAGTTACTTTTGTTTTATCAAATAAATTTTTACCTAGATTAATTTCTTGTGTAAAGTTTTTGTATGGCTCATATGTATTATCAGTTATTGAAGCTAATGTTAGCATTGGCTTAAATATTAAATTATCACAAACTGTTCCATTTTTAATTTGAATAACAACACTAGAGTTTTCAGGTTTAGCATAAGGGTAAAAAGTAACCCCACTACCAATATCAAAGGCATTTTGAGACCAACTTGTATTAGTATATCTCAACATATAAGTAGAAGTAGAACCACCACTTGGACAACCTGTTAATCTATAATTAGTAGTAGCAACCAAAGGGAAATTGCCTTTGATAGCATAATTTATTTCCGCAGTTGCAGTACCATCTACAATAATAGTTTTGTCATCATTAACTGTAAAAGTAACCCCATTAATGCTAGTGCTTGAACTACTTTGTGGCAAAATGTTTTTCCCACATACATTTATTGTATTATCTCCTGTAACCACTTTAACATCTTGTGGATAATCAAGTGTAGGTAATGTTACATCATTTCCTTTAGTAAATGTACCTGTTCCTGCATTTGTGTAAAACACATTGTTTACTAAATCGTATAATCCTATTACGTTATCACTTTTACGATAGCAAGGTATAAAGTTTCTTACTAACGTATTGATTTTAATAATCTTGCAACCATACATTTTAATATGAGTATTAGAATAACTTGTTGCAGGAACATCGCCTCTTGTAAATAATTTCAAAGTTGTTTCGTTTGTGCTTGAAGGGCTATAATTAGCATTTACAGTATCGTTATCTAAAGACACTTTCCAATCACTATTATTTATTCTTTCTACTTCAAGATTATATTGTTTGTTAAGTTCTAAAACTTTATCAATTATATTATGACCGCCTAAATATAAACTAATTTTTTTACTTGTAGTAATAAAACAATTCCAATAACTATAATTTGATAACCAAATAGACATTATTGCCTGTTCTTGTTGTTCAAATTCTGTTACAGACATTTTTGTACTAATTTTAAAACTATCATTAGAAAGATTTACATTAGTTTCTATATATTGTGTTCCGCTACTTTGTATATATTCAACTTGTTGATATTCACTTGGTAATATTGCTGTATCTTGTTCTGTTTCTCCATACATTTTAAAATCTATCATAGGAACAGGTAAAGCATCATCAATATCAATAAATTTACCAGTTTTTTCATCTGTTGGATTATCAATATCATCTAGTATATTATCAACGCTTTCTTTTGCTTGATTAGCAATAGTTAAAGCATCATTTAATCCATTATCTTTTACTACATTAGTTCATTCATAGATAGGTGCTTCATTAAATTCATTTTCACTACAAGCAAAATATGTATAACCATCAACATACTCAGGCATTGCAGTTGTTCATACACCAGGGTCTGTAGATGTACTAGTTACATGTGACGTTGGTGCGGCTGGCGTAGTATCATTAGATTTTAAATAATGTAAAGGTGTTTGTTTCACTAAACTTCTACCTTGGTCACCTTTAGGACCTGTATAAGCTACACTATAACTTGTTGAACTACCTGCGCTTGTGCTTGTTCCGCTAAGTTTATAAGTAGTAACAGTTTTAGTCCATGTATACTTACCTTCTTCTGGACTAGGACTTGATGTCCATGTCCCAGTAGGTACTGTTGTTCCACTTGTTGAATTTTGATATGTAATAGTAGTTGTATCTACCACTATGCTTTTACCATTTGTACCATCATAAACAACAGAAATTGTTTGTTTATCTACTACAGTATGTGTACCTGAACTTGCATTTTCTTTCGCAACTTCAATTAATACACCTGAAGTAGGAGTATTGTTTGCAAAGCTATAAGAATTAGATGATGATAAATTAGTTCAACTTCCTGCTGTTCCATCTTTTGTAATTCTATAGCTTCCTGACGTATATGTACTAATAGCTCCGCTACCTGTTTGAGATGTAACATAGAATGTTATACTTTCAGGTACATAAGTATTATTTTCTTTTTTAACTACTACTGAATTACTTGTTATTAATGAGTATGCAGTAGGACTTGTTCCATCAGTTCCAGCTTTTGCTAAACTTCAAGAAAATTTCTTAGTAATTGAATGTCCATCAACAGTAATAGGAATTGTTAATTCTCCATCTGTTGTTACTAATGATGTTGTTACAGTAACAGTAATTGTAGAATTGCTTACACTAGTTGTTAAACCAGTAACTTGTCCTGTGATAGTTCCTATTGTAGGAGTAATTGCGCTTGCACCTTTATAAGCTACAACATCAATTGTTGTTGAACCAGCTAAAGCATGTGTATCTGTAGCTGGGAATGTATGAGATTCATTTGATAAGATTACTGTATATCCAGAACCTCCATCTTCACCTTTAGCTCCTTGGATACATACTGGATCAGATGTTGATGTATGTGGTGAAGTAGTAGTACTATCTGCATATGTAACTACAGTTCTTTGCCATACATACTTACCTACAGTCCATGTAGGAGTAGATGCGCTCCATCCTGTAGTAGGTGCGGTAACCGCATCATCGCCAAGCGCATATTGTACTTCACTTTCACTAATAACATTTTGTTTTAATGTATTAACGGCACTATCATCAGTATAATCAGTAGCTAATTCCCAATCGCTAGCAGCATAACTATCAGAAGCTCCTTTAGCATTAATACATGTATACATATCTCCATCTGCAAACCACATATCTCCTACACTATAAGGAGGAGTAGGATTAGGATGTAAATTATCTTTAATAAATACTTTAGCTTTACTTGCTGCTAAGGCTTGAACTGCAGACATTTCTTGGTCTGTTAATTCAATCCACATCCAAGTTCCACTAACTTTATCAAATCTATAAGATTTTCCTTGTTTTCATTCTCCCTGCTCATCGTAAATAACTGTATATATATCAGCTTGATGATTTCTTCTTTCTTCTTCTGTTGTCCAATCGCTAGCTGGATAGTTATTTAAAGTTGGAATCGCTTGTCCATTCCAGAATTGAATAGCTCCATCGATTTGACTTTGTAAATTATTTAATGTATTATTAGTAGTAGACATATAATCATTTAAAGTATCTCCACTACCAACATCAATAGAACCAGAAGGAATAGTATAATCACCAGCTTCAAGATTGTTTACTGTAACGAATCCCGTTGCATAAACTTGTCCGTCACTATCTACTCTAAATTTACCACTACCGAATCTAATATGTGGATCGTTTAAATCTATTTCTAGACCAGCACCACCATTTCATACATAATCTGTATTAGCAATAGTATTACCGATAGTATAATCAACGCCTTCTCTTAATAATCTATATTCAGTACTGCTTACTTTTCTTCAGTAAGAAAAACCTGCAGTATATTTAGTTTGGGCTGGTACCATTGCGCTTGGTGCTGTATAAGTAACTGAATAATCATTTGAATATAATCTAGCAGTACCTTTACCATCATAATCTGCGGCAGCCGGGTCTATGACGATTTGTCCAGCTCCTTGTTTACCAAATCTAGCTGAACCATCTTTAGTATCTAAAGCTATAGTTCTTGTACCTTTATAATATCCATATAGGCCCACCTCATCGACGCTTGAACCGGCTTCGCGCACGTTACCTATAAAGATACCTGTATAAGAATTATCATTTTCTTTTTTACCTGCACCAACTTGAGGAGCTAAAATAAATCCACCATTATTATTAATTTCAATGTGATTTCCATCCCAACCATTTAGCGCAGCATTTCCATATCTATTTAAGTAAAAATGTATTGGTAGATAAGCTCTAGCAATTTCAGAACTATTTTCTTTAACAATACATTTAATTGCATTATTTGTACTTAATCCATCAAATTTTTCAATAGGTCTATAATCAGCCTCATTTTTAGCTAATGGATTACTTGCACTATGTGTTTTTACAATAAAATTATTTTCATCAACCCATGTAGTTCCATTATAAGTTTGACCTAGTGTAGAATAAGTAAATGTAATATTATTAACATTAGTAATATCAGTTGTGCCATTATAAGCAATTAGCGCAAATGGGTTACTACTATCATATACTGGATTTAATCCATCTGTTGTATACATAACATATCTAAAACCAGTATTATTTTCTAAATCTAATTTATAATTAGCATTGGCAACTCTTACTAATATAATAGGCATTGTTGCATAATAAGTAGCACCATCATAAGTAACTGTTACTTTTGTAATATTAGCAGCTCTATCTAAATTAGTATCACTTAAATTAGTATAACTAAATTCACCTGTACTACTATTGACACTAAAGCTTGTAGTATCTGAAACAGTGCTTGAATATTTATTTGTAAGCATTGACCAATCAACAGTAACAGCTTTACTTTCTTCAGAAGTTCCACTTGCTACGCCTTCATATATTTGAACACCATCTTTATATAATTGTACTTTAAACCACTTATTATTTGCGGCTAATTGATAATTCATTGCTCCTGTACTAGTTGTTGTATTATAAGTGTAAATAGGATAATTAGGTATTTGCGCATTTGCCGCAACATTAGGAACTATTCTACATACAAAATCAGTTCCATTAGAACCTATTTCTCCTTCTTTTATAAATTCTAATTCAGATATAGTATTAAGTACTCTATCATTGTATCTAACATTTAATTTAATAGCATTATTCATCTTTTTATTATTATAAACAGATGCTATTTCAAAATTTAATGTTTTAACTCCGCTATAAATTAAATATCCATCTTCTTCAACAGGAGTAATTCCAGTTGTAGTGACTTTAATCATAGTATCTTCTTTTGGTACATATCATGATACATCTGTTGCGGATATCTTATTATCATCTACCTCATGACCAAATTCATCATATATAGTAAATTGTAAAGGTTTTAAAACAATTGGCTTTTCTAATGATTTATTAGTTGGCGCAATTCCTTTTTCATTATATTTAAAGATTTGGTCTCCATTCTCCATTACGATAGCATAACTATTATCTTCAGGGTCTCAACTATTTGTAATTACAATATTTGATTTTCCTAAAAAATTTTCATTAGAGTATACAGAACATGTAAATTTACTAAAACCAGCAATTGAGCCTAATTGTACGCTGTAGATATTACTTGTTTCTGTTAAAACCTCTGTTCTATTTTCACTATTTGTTTCAGTCCATATATAATCATAAGTTCCAGAAGGATTAACGCTACAAGTTAATGTAGGATTACCTTCATTATATTTAAAGTAATTACCTTGGTCTGATTCAATAGTAATTGTATATTCAGATGCAGTATTATATATAATTATATTTCTTTCAACTTGAATTTCATTATTATATATAACTACACACTTATACTCATTTTCTTTTGCAGGATTTTCACTCTTTACAACAGTAAGAGTATCTGCATCAGTTATATAATCTCTAACATTATTAGTTTCATCTATAATATTATATTCATTTAAGCATTTCCATCCTGGTCCACCAAAAGGTAAGTAATCAGGACTTGTAATTCCTATTGTACTATCTTCTTTAAACCAGTAAAATCTCAATAGTCCACCAGTATTAGGAACTATTTTTTTATTTATTTTAACTTCAGTTTCAATTAATCTTGTTGCGCTTGCACTATCATTTTCATTAAAGTAAATACCTTGTTTAGTAATAAATGTTAATGAATTATTAGCTAACTCATCTCTTGTTAATGGAGTTAACGCTTTTAAAATAATATCTTTAACAAATATATCACTTGTATAAGGAGTTGCGCTTTTAGGGAAATTTTTACATTCTAGAGTTATACTATTTAATCTATAAAAATTTGCACCGTCTATTTCAAATATTGCGCTTTGTTCACTACCTAAATTATATGAATATGGATTTCCTGTCATTGAGTTAATATCAATTACATATTGTTTATTAACTATCTCTTCTCCATTTTTAAAATCCATATCAAATACTAATCCATAATTACCTTTTCTTCTTTGTTCTTCATTTAGTATAGTTGTGAATGTACCACCAATTTCCATATAATTAGATTGTTGGAAATATAATTCAGCACCTTCAGTATCAACATTTACTAAATTACTAACTGATGTTCTGTCATAAATTACTAGGCTATCTCCACCAGCTTTATAAGAGCTAATTCCTGGAATAATTCCATTAGGAGTTATTACTGATGTACCTACTTCTTGATAAGCAGCACTAGATTCTGATAAGGTAATATATTCAGTTCCAAGTTTATCAACTGAACCAAGTATTGTCTTAGTTTGTGACATATCGTTGCCAGGTACTAGAACATATACCGGAGTTCCGCCACTATAAATGGAATCTAAATCATTACTATAAGCATAAAATGAACTATCTTGATATCTAACTACATATTTCCCTGTGTTTTCATTAACACATTTAGAAATAATACCTTTAATAGTTTTATCATAACCGGCATTTGTAACCGCATTATCTACTAAAGTTTGGATAGCATCAAGAATTTTATTTTCATAATTATTATTCATAAACTCCTCATCTCTCCTTTTATTTCATTGTATAATCCTTTATTTTTACTTCAATCTTTATTCTCGAATATTATATAAATTAGCCCAAAATAAAAAAGAGATGACTCTCATCATCTCTTTATCTAGCTTTTGTAGCTCTTTGAGCCGCCATATTAACTAAGTTATTTAATGCATCTTGAATTTCAATAGAACTTGTTACACCAGGGAATGTAGCTTCAATATGAACATTTTGGTCAAATGTATTGCTTCCAATGGCTCCGTTCATACCGATTGCGCCTACACTTGCTAATTTTCCAAGTATATCCGCACCAATATTAGCAGTTATACCTCTTAATATTTCAACTGCATTTAACATATTAGCAGTATCTTCTTTATTAAGAACTAATTCTTTTTGATGTAATAATGCTAATCTACCATCATTTCCCCAATCTCCAGTATAACCACCTGTATCATATCCTAAAGCATGTCTATTAACATATACTACATGAGGGTCAAATGTTGAACCTCAAACTCTTCACATGTTTCCAGATGTATCTTGAACTGTAACAGATCGATCTTGCAATGTGCCTACTGGGTATTTAGTTCCATCAACTCTATATAAACTAGTTCCTTTTGGTATTACAGCAGTAAATGGTGTACTAGGTACTGAATTAACAGGAGTTGTATTCGTTGCAACAGGAATTGAATTTGAAGTTGGACCAACTGAATTTGTTCCAGGATTATAATTTCCAGTACCGCCTGTTGTAGGTCCTTGGTCTACATTTTCTGATGCTGCTTTAGCTTCGCCCTCTTTTTCTCTCATAATATAATTATAAGCATCTTCAGCGGCTTGTTTAGCATCCTTTGCAGCTTGTTCATATTCATTCATTAAATCTTTTAATTGAGTATACTGGTCTATAACTGCATCTGTCATTTCAGTATATTTATCAATTAAACCATCATTTGCTTCAAGCATATCTGTTGTATTATTTATGATATCGTTTTGAGCATCAGTAATTTCTCCAAATGTTTGGCCTGCTGCTATTTGAATATCATTTAAATCATTTTGATAATTTTGAGCTTCATCATGTAATTGATTAGCTAAATTTGTAGATACTTCTGCAATTCCACCCTCGCCATCAATTTTATCAATTAAAGTTTGATATCCAGATGTCCATTGAGGAATCATTTGATTTTCAATAACATCAAGTTGGTCCTGAGCCATATTATGGAATTTTTCAGTATTTTGAGTATATAAATCAAAGATTAAATCAAAAGCAGTTTGATTAGCTGCTTCATAATCACTTAAAGCTGCTTTTTGTTGTTCAGTCATTAAGTCATAATTATCAACATTTTGCGCATATAAACTATTTAATTCAGCAATAGTAGATTCATTTAATTCTTGCTTAATTCTTTCATTTTCTTCAGTAAGAATTAATATTCTTTCATTATATTCTTTAGTTAATAACTCTTCTCTTTGACCTCTTACTTCAGGGTCGTTAATTAATGCTGCCTCTGCCATTTTCTTTTGATATTCTTGCCAAGCAGTATAAGCATCATTTAAATTAGATTTATATCTTTCTTTATCGAAATTATAAAGTTCATTATAAGCATTAGCTAAATCTTGTTGCGCTTTTTGAACTTCTTCTTCGTCAGCTATAAACTGATATCTATAATTACCTTGACTATCTCTTCTTAATCTCATTTGAGTTTTATTTCTTTGAGCATCCTCAAGAGCAATTTGAGCTTTAACAATATCTAATTTCTTTTCAGCCCTTTGTAAATCTTTTTCACTTATATTATCAATTTGTTTTAATGCAGCTAACTCTTGGTCACGCAATTGCGCAAGTTTCTTTTGAGCTGCTATATTTGAAGTAGAATTAATTGCATCGTTATATTTCTTAGTTAAATCTTGGAATTTTTGCATTTTATTAATATTATCTAACACCATTCCAGAATTAGTTGCAAGTAATTCTCATTCAGTGTTTAAATATTCTAAACCTTTATTATCAGTTAATTGATTATTTATAGTTTTAAATATTAAATTAATATTATTTTCAAACTCTTTACGAGCAGTTTCTATTGTAGTTTTTAATGCATTAGACCATGCTTCTGCGGCTGCATTATATTTTTCTTTGGCATCTTCCCACTCTTTACTACCTTCTTCAAGAGTTTTTAAATAATTTTCCCAATAATCTTTTTGCTTTGTATAGAAATCTAATTCTTGCTCTCTATTTTTTGTTTGTGCAGCATATTGTTTAGCAAGTGTTTCATAATCATTTTTATCCGTTAATAAATTTATTAATTCAATATTATGGTCTAATTGTTTGTTTATATTATCAAAAGTCTTAACCTGTTTATCAAACTCAGATTGAGCTTCTTTCATTGCATCAAGAACTTTTTGTTGCAATTCTTCTTCAAGTTTAATTACATCAACAAGACTTTGTCTAATTTTATCATAATTATCTTTTAAATCTTCTAAAGCTTTTGCTCTATTATCTCTGTATCATTCTGCGCTACCAATAGCATCTTGTTTACGAACTTCTTCAAGTTGATTTTGAATTCGTTTAGTAAGCGCTTGAATTTCCGCAGTATTAGCTTCGTTGTAATAAGAATCAAAATCTGCTAATTTTGCTTTAGCTAAGCCTAAAACATCATCATCTTTAACATTATCAATAACTTTACGTTTAAATTCATTTCAATCTCTTAACATTGAAGAGGTATCTAAACGTAATTTTATTTCCATGTTAAATTCTTCAATAAATATTTCAGTTTGCTTATCAAAAGCATCTTGAATATCTTGATATAAAGTAGGTATTGTTTCACCAATTAAATTATCATATTTAGTAATACTTTCTTTGAAAGTATTTCAAGAATCTTCAGCGGCTTTTACTGTATCTTCATAATTTTCTTGCGCCTCTGCACTCATTGAATTATATGTGTTATATACAGCATCTAACTTAGCTTGTTCTTGTCTAAACATTGCTGCATAATTTGATATATTACCATCTGAATCAAATTTTGTACCATACCCTAACAATACTGCTGCAATCTCGTCTTGCTCATCTTGTGCAATAGCAAGTTTTCTATCAGTAACACTGATTTGGTCATTTAATAATTTAATTTGCGCATTAAGATTTTTAACTAAATTTCCACCTAACAATTTATCTTTTTGTTTATCTAGTTTAGTTAATTCTTTAGAAATTTCTTTTAATTGAACATTAACTAATTGATATCTATCTAGTTCATCATCACTTGGACCTTTAGATTTAGCATCTTTGCTACTTCCACCGCTACCACTTTTACCTGTACTACCTAATCCGCCTTTATATAAATCTAGATTTAAATCAGCAGCTTTTAATGATGCAATTCCCGCATCTACACTACCAATTTGATTTCTAACTTTATTTAATTGAGATTCAGCTTCACGTCTTAATTTTTCAATAGTAGCTTTATAAGCTTGATTTTTTGTAGCATCTCCTGAAAAATAATCTTTTAAACTTTCTGCAGTGATTTGATTTGCACTAATAGAAGTTTTGCTACCTGAAGTAGATTTTGCTGAAAAACCTCCAAATACTGCTGCTCCTGTTGCCCCAACAAATGAAGGATATGGAGTAATAACAATTCCATTAGCAGCTTCAGCATTAGCCTTACCAGTAGCTACTCATGCATTATAAACATTTTTAATTGCTTTTCATCTTTGTTGAGCATTAATATTTTCAGCATTTGCTCCTGCTATAGATGCATCTTCAGTATTTTTGACATTAGTTTCTAACATTCCTCCAAGAGCAGTATATAATTCGTCATCAATATCTTGGATTTGGTTAGCAGTATCTGCTTCTGCTTTTAATCGATTATTTAATTCATCAACATTAGCTTCATAAACAGTATGTGCATTCTGCGCTTCATTTAAAGCTTGAGCTGCAGAACTTGCATCTTCAGCTTCTAACGCAGCAGAATAAGCGCTAACTTCTTGTTCTAATGCTTGTTCTTGTGCTACTAAAACAGCTCTTTGATTTTCCAATTGTTGAATTTTTGCATCTTTATCAGCTTTTAATTGAGTTTGCTTAGATTCAATATAATTATTAACAGTGTCTCTATCTAATTGAATTGTAGCATCAGCAGTCTCATGCGCATTAGTTAGAATTTCTCCATAACCATTATTAATTAATTCTTGAGCTTCTTCAAAGGTTAACTCAAGACTTTGTGCAACTTTAGTACGTAATTGGTCAAATTGGTTAGCTAAACCAAACGCATCTTGAACGTCATCCGCTAAATCTGCATCAATTCTAACTTGAATTGAATGGTCTACTTCTTCTAATTTTCTAAGAGCTTCTTCAAATTCATCAGTTTTTGCTGTAATAGTTTCTTCAGTAGCGCCACTTTCTCTTAATTTTTCAAGTTCTCTATATAAATTAGTAATTATTGTTTCTTGTCTTTCTTTTGCTTCGTTTAAAGATTCATATGAATTTGTTTCTTCTTGTTCTTTAATTTCCCTTAATAAACGAAGATATTCAGTCGAAGTCTGAACTTCAATTTCGCCCAATTCCTTATATTTATCTTCTAAGGTATTTAAATAAGAAATTTGTTCATCGGATAAATCTTCTGCTTTACCAGTAGATAAAATATCTAAAACACCTTGCATTTTATCTGCATTTTTGCTAAATCTTTCTCCTCTTGATAAAGCATTTTGCATTAATGATGGGCTTGTTTGACTATTCGCAAGTTGTTCATATCAATTATTTAACCCTGATGCATTAGAACCAAAATTTAATGATTTTCCTCATTTTCCACCGCTTGTTCCTATCCATTGTTGGAAACTTTTTATTTGTTCATTTGTTAATAAGGAGAAATCAATTGATTTACCAGATGCCATGCTATTAATTAACTCTTGAGCAGTATTTTGGTCAATTTCAAGAGTTGCTTTTAATTCCTCTTGTAACCTTAATAATTCTTGATTTCTCTTTGAAAGAGTTTCTTCATTAAAATATGTATCTGCAAATATTTTTCTAGCAACCGCTTCTCTAACAGTTTCATCAGCTAATTTTACTTCTTGTCCATTTTCATCTGCAAACTTAATGTATCCTTCATCATCTTGGCCTTTATATGTCCAATTTTTTCTTACATTAGCTACATATTCTTGTCCAACAGTAGAATCAACCTTTGCATTATGCATATTTTCATTATAGTTTTCATCAAACCATTTTTTATATTCTTCTGAATCATAAATATCCGCTATAGCATCTGAAAGAACAGACTTATATGCCGAATTACTTAATATTTTATTTCCAAAAGCATCTATATATCCAGATGCAAATTGTTGATTTAAAATTTTAGTTGATTCATCTAAACTTTTTACCGATGTATCTAAATTTTTTAAATTATTACTATTATTTTTAATTTCATTAGCTATTGCATTTAATTCACTATCACTAAAAGTAGAACCTAAAGTTTCTTTTAATGCTTGAACAATATCTTTTGTATCTTTTGTAAATAGGTCAGCATTATTTCTATATATAGATAAAACTGCATCTCCTAAATTTTTACTATTTATATATTTATAAGCATCCGCAGAAAATTTCTTTAAAGTATCTCCATAATTAGTAATAAGACTTTCTTGAGAAGTTCTATTAGCACCTGCCTTAGCTGCAGCTGCAGCTTGACGGTCTTGTGCCAACATTAATTTTTGTTGTTTTAAAACTTCTTGGTATCCTTCTTTATCAATAGTTAAAACACCATTTACTTCTTTAACATGTTGTGCTAATAATGGGAATTTTTCCATTAAATCAAGTACTTGTTGATTTACGTTATAAACAGCTTCTTCCCACTCTTCAGTTCCTTTTGTTAAATTATTAAGAGTTTCTAAACTATCTTCATATTTATTAAAAGATGATTGTAAATTATCAATACCATTTTCTACATCTTTTACTCTTTGAGCTTGTTCTTCATAAGCTTCATTAGCTTCTTTAGCAATACGAGCAGCTTTTTCACTTTCAGTTTCAAGTGCCGCAGCAAATAATTTACTAATTCCTAAAGTATCTAATAAACCAATACCCATTTGCGCAATCATACCAGCCATTGGATTTATTGCGCTAATTGCAGATGCAGCCCCTCCTAGAATTCCATTAAACAATGCACTCGCACGATCTTCAGCAGTAGCCGTCTCACTAGAAAGAACTTTCATCATACCAACCATTGCAGTTGTAGCTTGAAGTCCTGCAGCAATTGCCTTTACAGTTCCTTGAGTTCTGCCTCTATCATTGCTCTTTTTAACCCCTTCATTGATATCTTGAATACGAGCTTTTTGCTCTAATACTAATTGATTTTGTTTTTCTCCAATATTATCTATTTGGTTTAAATATTCAATTCTATCTTGTAATAATTGATTTATTTGTTCTTGAGTTTCTTTTTCAAATTCAGATGAATGCTCCTCTATTCCGTTTAATAAATCTTGGAGGTTGCTTTGGTTATCAGCATCAAATTTTGCTCTATCTATTCCTAATTGTGTAATAGCCTGTTCAACCATATCTCAAACAGGCGTGTTATGTTTTTTCCCACTAGCATCTGTAGAATACATTTGTAAAGTTAAAGTGGTATTTAATTTATCTTCTTGTTCTTTTAATGCATCTATTTCATCATAAATAAGACCAACTCTTTGTTTATGAACATTTAATTCTTTAAATTCTTCTTGAGTTAAATTTTTTCTAGCTTTTAAAATCTGTTCTGTTAATACTGCTTCTTGTTCAACAGCATTGTTTCCAAGTTTTTCACCTTTTAAACCATGCTCTTCAATAACTTTATTTGCAATAGCAGCCTGATTTCCTATTAATGCTTCATTTTGTCTAAGAGTAGATTTCTTTTCTTGTCTTAAACTTCATTGTTCTGCTATTTTATGATTAAATATTCCTATTAAATGAGAACCAACACCTAAGAAAGAATTTAATCCTCCTCCAAGAGATTTAACATATTGAGTAAGACTTTTTAGTCCAAGATTAAGAGTATCTACAAAACCTTTAACTAAATCTTGGTCAAATAATGTATTATATAAATCTTCAGCAGTTGTTTGTAATTGTTTTAAATGAGCTTCAGTACTTTCCATGTAAATATCTTGTTGTTCTTGTAATTTTCCTGCAGCATCTTGTGAAGTTTGTAATGCTTTAGTATATTTATCTCAGTTGTCAAATAATGTAAGTAAATTATTATATTGACGAGTACCAGCCATAATTTGCGCCAAGCTAACTTGTTGTTCTTTTGATAATGTGTTCCACTTACCACCAATTTCTTCGATAACATCGCCCATATCTTTAAGATTTCCACTAGCATCTAATACATCAAATCCTAGTTTTTTCATCTTACCTGAATAATTTCCTAGTGTAACTTCATCATCTAATCCAGCTTTAATATCTGCAATACGTGCATAAATTGTTCTTAATGCAGTACCAACAGATTCTGGCGCCTGTCTTGTAACTGATATAATAGTAGACATTTGCGCAGTTAACTGGTCAATATCTACTCCCATAACATTAGCAGCAGATGCTACTTTACTCATACCAGAAGATAATTCTTCTAGGTTTGATGCACTACTAGCAGCAACAGCAGATAATTTATCTACATAAAGTTCAAGTTCTCCAATTCCAACTTGATAACCGTTCCATACTGAAGTTAATTGTTCAGATACTTCTGAGGCACTTTGTCCAGTAACATTAGCTGCTTTTAATACAATCTCAGTTCTTTTTTCTACTTCACTAGTATCTAAACCTTGTTGATAGAAAATAGTGGCTGCTTTTGTATAATCAAGAGTAGATTTACCTAATGCTTGAGCAGCTTTATTTGCACTTGCCGCAAATTTATCCATTTCTAGTGCAGTCTTACCAGATACTATTCTTATATCATTTAAACTTGTATCTAATTGTTTACTATATTCATAAGCAGATTTTATTGAATTACTTATTTGATTAAAAACACTTGATGAAATACCATATCTAATAGTATTACCAAAAGTAACAGCCATTTTATCAAGTAATTTATTAGATTGAGTTAATTCAATATTTGTTTCTAAAATACTTCTTGCAAAAGCATCTGCAGCTTGTTTACCTTCAAAACCACCTCGCGCAATTTTATCATAGAATTGAGTAGCTGTAGTATTAGCTTGTTTAAATTCATTATTTAGTCGAGATAAATTTAATTGATTTAATTTATGGTCTCAAGAACTATCTAATATTTTTTTTAATTCTCTAGCTTCGTCAGCAGCTTCTTTTAATCCTAAATCTAAAGTTCCTGTATTGGCGGCAGCTTTTGCTTTGGTATCTAACTCAGTTAAACTATTCATTAATTTAGTATAACTTTGCTTATCTAAATTATAACTAACACCGATATCAAATCTTGCATTTGCCATATATCCTTTTCCTCCTTTTTATTGTAAAATAAAAAAATTCCCTCTATTTACTATTCTTGTAAATTAAGGGAATATCTTTAATCTCTTTTGCCCTGCTACTCTATTTGTTCAATAGGTCTATTTCCATTTGCTGCACGAGCAAAATCTACAACATTTTTGAATTTATTAGGGTCAAAATTAGTAACAATTGCATCTAAATCATCTACATTTTTTCCAACTGTATCAGAAATTTTATCAACTATACCAACTAAACTTTTACTATATTCATAATATTTCTCTTCAGTTTCTACTAATAAAGTATATAAATAATTATATTCTTCATCATCAATAGCATTAATAATTTTATCTAATACGCCATTACTTTGTAAAGCATCATATAATTTTACTTCATCTTCTCTTTGTTTGTCAGTGAAATTAATATTAGTATAAGCATAAACAAGATTTAGCGCAAAATACATATCTAACTTTAATGGATTATAAATTCCTCCTTGATATGCCTTCTGTAATGTAATTTCAATTACATTATATTTTTCATTAATTGGTAAATATTTTAATACTTCAATTTTTGTTTCATCATTTAATTCAACAATTTTGGTAGAAGTATCTAATTTTAATTTTAAGTTTGCATAACTTACCATAAAAAAACATCTCCTTTTCTCTCTATTTATATTTTATCATATTTTTTATATTAAAGCAAGTTTTTATTTAAATAAACTTGTATCCATTATATTGAAACTTGCTGATATTTTAATATTATGTAAATCTGAAAGTATTTTATTTATTCTATCTTCATAAGTGCGTTCTCTTTTTTGTGCTAATATAAATTTCATAATATTAGTACCACCAGTTCCTAAAGTAACAGAAATTGCTCTAAGATTATTAATAATTTCTCCTAATAAATCATCCATAGCAACCAATCTAAATTTACCAGTAACTTTATCATTAACAGCAAAAACATTTGCAATATCATTATTTCTAATACTAAAATTATCTCCAGTTAAAGCTTGATAGAATAAAGCTTTTTTCATATCTTGTTTTATATTTATACCTTCATTCATCATTTGTGATTTTGTTTTATCTGAATGTGTGATAGCAACATTTAAATAATGGTTAACAAAATTAGCGTCTAATCCTGCAAGCATAGATATCATAGGAGAACCTGAAACAACATGAACTTTTTTATACTGAGAATTGTTTATATTAATACTTTTTGCGGAAATATTAAATTGTAATTCATCTCAAGAAATAGCAACATCGGTTTTGCTACGACGATTTATTAAATAATGTTGTCCATCTTTTGTTACAGATAAATGTAATCTTTTCCCAACCTCTGCTTGTGCATTGCCTATATTTGTAACATTTCCTAAATCAAAAACAACATTGGTCATTGAAGCTCCAGTTACATTTTTCTTAATAGCTTCTAAAGCAGCCTCTTTAAAAGTTAAAGTTCCTTTATAATATGCATCATTTTGGGCTACTGCAAGAACATATTCCCACAAACTACCTTCAATTAAAGATTTTGGAGGATACTTTGCATACAAGCCTATTGCTTCATTCATAGTATCTCTTAGTTTATTCTTTTTATTAATAAAACGTTTTCCTATAGATTTTACATTTGACATAACTACACACTCTGAATATAAATCTTCAATATTTTTTTGCATCTTTTGAATATATCTAATTTCTTTTTTTGAAAGAGTTCCTTCAGATAATTTGCCAACTAAAATACTTTCTAATTTATTAACTTTTTGTGTAATTTTTTCTAATGAAGCATCTGCCATATCATCTTTATTAACTTTACCAATAGCTTTGTCTAAATTTATAGTTGTTTGTACCTTACCAGTAGAAAAATCTACTGATTTTATATATCCTTCAAAATTTTTATTTAATTCTTCTAAAATAGCCTCTCTAATTTCTTCATATTTTTTAGTGTTGCTATGTTTAATTTGTTCAACAAACTCTTCAATACCTTTAAATTCAGTTACTTTAGCTCTTGATAGCTTTTTATTAATCCTTAATTTACTTTCTTTATAAGTATATCCAGTATCTTTTCCAGACCCTTGATGATTAGTTCCATATTTTAAATAATTTGCATAACTAAGATGCACATATTCTCCTATTGCACTCATATTATCAACTCCTATGATAAATTCTATATACAAAAAAAAGAGGAAGTATTACCTCCCTCTTTATTTTTATTAAATACTTGATTCGTCTGTTGCTGCATGACTAACTGAGTCATCTTCGTTTTCAGGAATAACAAATCCTGTAGGATGAGCCATAACTGAATTTTTAGTTTCATTACCAGCAACTGCATCTTCAACTACTTGGATAACACATAATACTTTGTGTTTTCTATCAAACATAGTGTATCCAGGGAATGCATCCATAGTGAATGTAAATGTACTAGGGTCTCCTGTAGCAGCCATGTTGAATGTAAAGTTAGATTGAATTTTAACATTTGGTAATGTGATTTCAGCAGGCATATCAACACCATCAGATTCTCTTCTGAATAATGTACTTGCTTCAACATAGTAGTTTCCTGCGAAATGTTCTGCATCAATTTGTAATTCAGATACTTTTGCAGAGTTTTTAACTATATAGAAATCAACAAATACTGTTTTTCCATAATAACTAGCGCCAGCACCAGTCATGTATTTACCATCATCACTAACTGTTAAATTTTCTAGTAAATCACCAGTGATTGAACCGTCAGCTTCAGCTATCATAACAAATACTGGAGCGTGTTTATCGATTACTTCATTTTCACCTAAAACATCAGCTAAATCGATTTTACCATCGTTTCCAACGTATGCTTCAGATGTAGTATGAACATGAACTTCAGTGTTAGCATCTTTAAATAATCCAGCACCTGATAAGATTGAGAAACCGATTGGAGATAATAAAGCATCTTCAACAGTAAATGTTAAAGTTTTTTCACCTTCCCAAGCGATTAATCTAGTATTACCTCTACCACCTTGTGCATATACTGTAGTAGCTGCACCTTCAACAGTTGAAGTAGTAGCTGAGTCAATGTATAATACTGGTTGTCCAGCTTTGAATGTAGATGTACCAATAGTAGTGTCAGCTTTTGCTTTGAATACTACGTTACAAATCTCACGTACTCCAAATTTCATATACTTGTATCCTCCTCTTATATTTTATAAATGGATGTCTTGCATCCAATCTTCGACTTCCTTTAAATCCTGCGCTCCGGCCAATTTAGCCTTTATATACATATCATATCCAGACTTCAAAACATATCTTTTATGTTCATCAAATAATTGATATAATGTATATTTAAAATAATCATTCATATCTTTTTTTTGACCAACTGTTAATATAGATAAATATCTAGATATAACATCAACTTTTTGACTATCTTTATTCTTCGCGGCTGCCGCTTTTTGACGACCACTAACTAATTTGCTCGCAATTTTCTTAGCTAGTTCACCACTCGGATTATAGTTTTTTTCTTTATTATCTTCTCTTATTGGGAAGATAGAGTTGAATATTTGTTTAAATTCTATAAAATTATTATTATCTAAAGTATGAATTTCTTCATTTTTCTTTAATATAATTTTTTTATTTTCAAACAAAATTTGATATTCAGGAAATAGTAAAGCCAGAACCATTTCTACGCAATTTCTATTTTTTAGCATTACCGCATTATGCTCTCCTAGTATTGCTATTAATATATCAAAATCCGTTTGTTCTTCTAAATTGATTTTGTCCTGTTCTGATAGAATGTTTTTTGAAATATTTAAAAACTCATATCCTGTAAAAAAATTTTCCTCTCCAAGATATGCAATTTCTTTTAAAGTTGGTTGATGAATAGATAACCCGGCTCCATAAAATGGAATATCATTCCCAGATAATAATAATAAATTATCTATCATTATTCATCTTTAGGTTCTAATCTATCATCATTACCATGTATAGCTTTATAAGTAAGTGTGTATCCAGCCAAATCCTCATTAAGAATTAATTCATTGCATCCAATAAAATTTAATGTCCCTATACCACTTAATTTTGCATTATTTAAAAGTCCATCTAAATAACCAACAATTTTTAATGGTCTTAAACGATAATTACCTAAATCTCATTCATCTAAATGACAAATTACATCAAAAGAAAGAGTGCAATCTCTATAATAATCATTTGTCTCATTTGGAGTAAAATTATCTGTACTAATTATTATATAAGATTTTACTTCTTCATGTTCAGGCATTCTAATCTTTGGACATAGCTTTATATAACCATGCTCTATTAAAGAATGTAAATCAGTGTGTTCTAATACTTCTTTATATACTTCACTTTCTGTATTATCTAAACAATCTTTATTGTTTATTACTAACAATCTTTTTAATTGCTCACTATGAGGGTAACTCTCCACAAACAATGCCTTTAAGATAGTTTCTAAATCTTTTTCAAAAGATAAAAAAGACGATTTTAAAGGATATGTACTTCTAGTATCTCTCTTCATAATTGCAACACTCCTTTATATCCTACAATGATTCAATAGTGACATCTAATTCGACATCCTCAAATCCATATTTAACATATTTCAAAACAAAACTACCACTTCTACCAGTGGATATATATACCTTTGCGGTTTCCGGATTTTGTTGAAGAATCTTAGCTTTAGTGCTACCTAAAACTCACTCTCCACCTTCCAAATTAACAATTTTATATTCCTTAGTTTGATAAGGATATACAATTTGGTCTCCACTTATATATGGTTGACCTTTTTTAATAATTACAGGTTGTTCTTTTTCTTTATCTTCTTCTGCTTTTGCATCAGCAATAGAATTTTGATACCATTCTTTCAACGCCATTATAATAATACCGTCTGAACTCATGTTATCAATAGCTTGAACTTCCCATGGTTTTCCATTTACTTTTACAACAGTAAATCTATGGAAAAATGCTTCAGTTTTTTCATCTTTTGTAATATACATTTGTAAATTATAATCTATATCATTCCAAATTTTTTCTTTTTGAACACGCCAATCTATTTCATTAACTGAAGGACGCGCAGCATAGCATTTATATTCAGTTCCATCAACATCTACTGTGTATTTACATCTACGTATCTCTGCTCTAAAATAAGCAGTTTCTTCTAATTTTTGCAAAAAAACTAACCAATCACTGTTTGTCTCTTTCCATGTGAATACATCACCTGGTTTCATACCTATTTCCACTAGACCTTCAGTTCTTGTACCGACTCTTTCCGCATTTAAACATACATCTTCAAAAGGTATAGAAATAATTTTATCATCATACTGATTTTTTAATTTATCAGGATTAATTAAACATTTAAATTCTCTACCATCTTTTAAAATTGCAGTTGCGCTTTGATATGAACGAACTAAAGCTTTTCTTAAAGCATCTAATTTATCTTCATTCATTCTAGTGACTTGTTGCGGACCTCCGCGATAAGTAAGTCTAGTTTGTAAATCTTCTATTCCTGACATGCTTCAATCTCTCCTCTAAGCGTAGATAATAAATTTAAACACTCAAAAATAGTTCTTCTATAGGAAAAGAAATCATTGTCACCTTTCAATTCGTACAAACCATTAAGTTTGCACAATAGCGCAAATAGTGTTTCATGATAAGCACTTAATACTTTATCCATTCCAGATAATTCTTCTACTATTGTTGCTAAAGGTGTTTCTCAATCTATATTCTCTTCTCTATTAGGTAATAATTTAAAAATTTGATTAGTTATTTTTTTAAGGTTAGCAAAAATTGCTTCTTTTTTAATATCAGCGCCAGTGTCAATTACCATTTCTCAGACACCACCGTTCTTCCAGCAGCAGACTCTTCCATGATTTTTCCAAAAGTAGTTTTGTAAATGCCATCTTCGTCTTGCTCTCTTCTACTGTATAATCTTTGTAAATGGAAACCTTCTCTTTCATAATCAGATTTTAAAGTTAATAATTTAGCCATATGATTAGCTTGTGAAGTAAATTTAAAATCACTTCCGCTCGCTTTCATTCTTGTATTTTCAACAGAAGCTAATTGTTGTCCTAACCATTCAACAATCATATACGTAGAAATAATATTAATCTCTTCTTGAGTCAATACAACATTGAAGTGACCGCCAATATATTTAATCATTGGTACTTCCATATTGTCTGAGTCTACGCCCTCATAGGTACCTACATCATCTACTTCAGTTTTTTCATAGTTAGTTATATCAAAACGCGGAAATTCAAATTTATGAATTGCGTTTTGTAATAACCTTTCTAACAATCTATATGTATCTAATTCATTTAGTTCCATATACATATCATCAGTTACTTTTGAAAGAAAACTGTCATAAATCACAGAAAAAGGTGTACTAGTTACTTCCATCCTTACACCTCCATTTAATTATTTCTTTATTATAATAGGTGTAGAAACTCTTCTTCCTGTAGCTACAGGTTCAGATTGGGCTTTTTTCTCATTAATAGGTGATATTCTTCTAGCTTTTTCTTCAGCAGTTTCAGGTTCTGCAGTTTCTGCATTGATTGCGATTGCGCTAGTTACATCAAATCCCATCATGGTTTTTATAGCATCTCTTTTTTGAATATCATTAATTTGTAATTCAACTGCGTATTTTTTAATTAAATCTTTAACACCTTCTGGTGAATAATCGATACAATCTTTAAGTGCATCTAATGAACCATGTAATAATAATTCTTTAACTTCGTCTGCAGTATAATAATATTCAGGTTCTACTTTTCCAAGTAATTCCGCAACTGCATCTTGATTATCAATTAATAAAAAATCATTAATTAATTTTCTTCCTCCAGGTTGATAAGAAAGTTTTTTCATTTCTTCAAATGTTACACTTTTAGCTTCTCCTGGAGCAAAATCTCTTCTTAAATTATTAAGATCTGGGATAATATAACCTACGTGCCCATTATCTCTATTTGTTACCTCTACTATTGTTTTGTCATCTAACATATTATAAATCTCCTTTTCTCTCTAATAAAAAAACGGGAAAGGCAAAAAGCCTCTTTTACAAGAAACCTTTTAACCTTCCCCAAAATTTTTTACCTATTTTAATTTTAAATTAGATTGATGTTTCAGGTGATACTTCTTTTGTTAAAGATGTATTTTCGTAAACACAAATGTTATTTGTGATTAAAGCACCAACACCAAGTTTTTTGTAAACTTGAATTTCTTTAGACCAATCAGCATTTTTTCTATCGTCAACTAATGTTTGACCTTCAAATGCGATTTTAACTGGTTTATCAGCACCAGTAGGGATAATCCAAGCGTATGCAGGATCGATAACTTTAGTTGTATTAGTTTCATCAGTTAATGATTGATTTAATACGATTACGTTATGTCCTTTATAGTTTGCTAAGTAACCATTGTTCCATCTTTGGTCTTTCATATTATCTGAAATCCATTGACCATTTTGAGGAATCATAGTTGCAGCAAATTCGTATGTACAATAAATAGTTGATTTTCCATAGCTGTCAGCAACAGATAATAATCTATCCATAGCAACTTCGTCAAATGCATTTCCTATATATTTATTGTTTGCTTGTAATTTATCAACTGTAGCGATAAGAGCTTTTTCAATTTCTAAGTAGATAGCTTCGTCAAGACCTTCCATAACGATTTCTACTAATTCGTTCCAATCCCATCTACCATCTAAGAATTCTTCGATAGCGATTTGAGCAGCTCCACCGAATGCAGTGATAGGTAATTCATAACTAGCTCCATCTAGTTTGAATACTTCATAAACACCAGCTAATCCAACTTTTGTGATGAATTTTTTTGCTCTTCTTCTTGAAGCAGCTGTAATTTTTTGTTTGAAGATTGCTTTATCTCCTTGAGCTACTTGTTTGAATTCAGCAAATTGACCATATTCTTCTAATACTCTAGCAGGAAGAACTGCGTCAATAGTTTCTTCGATTAAAGCGAAGATTGTGTGTTTATTTTCTTCATATGCATGGTAGTTACCAGCAATTGCGTTTAATTCTTTGTTTAATGTTGCATTAATTTCAGCAACAGTGTAATTTTCACCTTCTAAAGAATAAGTAGTAGAAGGATTTGAATTACTTGCTAATCTTGCTAATTTAGCTAAATCTTTGTATTCCATTATTTGTTCCTCCTATAAAATTAATTTATTCTTTGAAGTTTAACACCGTTTTGTCCATCTGGCATTGTGTATAATACAGCAACTTGCCAAATCATACCTTCAGATGCAGTGTTATCTTTCTTTAAATATCCATTTGTTGTGTCAACGATTAATTTATCTCCAACTTCTAATGTGATTTCAGCTGTTCCATCACCGATACAGTTAGTTGTGTAGATGTCACCAATATTAGTTTTGAAAACTCTTGGAGTCATAATTCCACCAACATAATCTTCTTTTTTCATAGCGAAGTCTTTACGAGATTGTTTTCTTTCATCATAAAGTTTTTCTTCGTTATAAACTAGCATGTATTCTGATCCGTTACCAGTTAAAGCAACTTTACCAGCAGCATAGTCATATTTTACAAATTGACCATTTTCTAGTAAATCGATGTTTTCATCAGCAGGAAGTTGAGCATAAATTTGTCCGTTTCTTTGAGCTGATAAATGATTAGGCTCTACTTGACCATAACCATCTCTTTTGATTTTGATACTAGTCATAATCTGTCATATCCTCCTTCAAATTATTTATTATTATCTCTATTGCTCTTTAAAGCAGCTAACCAAGCTGGTGTAGCAACAGTATCACTTTCTAAAGTGTATGTTGTAGCTTGACTTTCTACTTTATCTTCATTTTTAGAGCTATCTTCTGAATCAAAATTAACCTTATTTCTTACACAGATTACTGATAATTTTGCTTCAATTTCTTCTAGAGAATATTTTTCTTTATTTTCGATAACATCCTTTTTATCTTCATCAGATAACATATAGAAACTATTGATTAAAGCGTCTTTCTTTTCATTATCTACAGCTTCTTTAAATGTTACCAATTCTTGATATTTTGTTTCCATTTCGGCATATTTAGTTTTTAACTCTTCTAATTCTTGTTCAATTAATGCGTAATCTTTTACTTCTTCAGTTTCTTCGCTAACTGTTTCTTCTTCAACTGGAACTTCTTCTTCTACAGTTTCAGCTTCAGCTTCGATTGTGTCTTCAGCGCTTTCTTCTTCATTAACTTCTTCCGCATTCTCTTCAACAGCAGCTTCAATGGAATCATTTTCTTCAATGTTTTCTGCTGGAGCAGCTTCTTCTTCAACGATTGGAGCTTCTTCAACAACTTCAGTAGTTTCTTCTACGTTTTCTTCAACAGCAGTAGTAACTTCAGTTTCAACATTTTTATCTTCTAGTTCCATTTTGTATCCTCCTTGCAATGCAGATTTTAAATCTTGCATCATGGTAAACAATGTTCTTTTAAACTCATCATCCATTTTAGTGAATTGTTTACTTACTTCGGGTGCGGTAATGCGAGCTCCCTCGAAACAAGGCTCAACATCTTCACCTAAAATGCATAATTTAGAAAAAATTGCATCATTTATTATGAAAAATTCCATACCTGTTTTGCTATTAGTTGACCAATGACCATCTAAAGTTTCTTCATCTAATTCCATTGATTGAGGACGTCCTTCTTTGATAGCTAAATTAGCTTCTTCAAATTGTCCAGTCCATAAGTAACCAGTAGTCATTAGATATTCTCTTTCAACTTCGTTGCCAAAGTCGTCAGTTTCTTTAAATTTTTGGAACCAAACTCTAGCATCAGGCGCTACGAATCCGTATGGTTTAGTTTGACATTCAAATTTAATGCCATCGCCATCCCATACCATTTTTTCACCATGGTCTCTAAAATCTTCTTGTTCTTCTTTGTAATATCCAACAATAGGCGCTCCTCTTAGAGTTTTTGCCATTTCTGTTGCAACTTCTTTAGTAATATAACTTTGGTTTCTATTTTCACCAACGTATAATACTTTTATTTCACAGCTGCTCATTAGTGGGTTAATCTCTAAAGGTTGTAGATTAATAAATTCAGGAGAATCTATTGTTGCGATTGATTGGTGCATCATATCTCTACGCCTCCTCTTTAACTTCCACTTATTAGTATTTAAATAAAGTGGTAATTAATTTTATTAATTTTGTCCGAAAAAATAATTTTATGATTGACTTTCTTCATTTTGAATAGTTTTTTCAGACTTTTCATCATCAGGTTTTTCAGGTCTTCCACCTTCAGGATTAGAATCCCCAGCTTCCTGATTAGCTTTTCTATTATCTCTATTTTGTTGATTAACTCTATTCAACACATCACTATTCATTGTACTAGACATCATTGGTGGTATAAATACATTAACAAGGTCAAGTACTTGATTTTCAAAGTAAGCATTAGCTAAAATAGTACTTTGAGATTGACCCATCGCAATTTGAGGTAACATCTTACTAAATCCAACTTGCATTTGTTCTTTATACATTTTTGCCATATCTTGGTAATTATAAATAGTAGTTGTCAAAATTTGAGCTCTGTAATAATATTTCTTAGGTCTTTTATTATATTTTTGAATAAAATCATTCATAAAGCCTTCAAATTGTAAAATTAAATCATATAGAGATGCTTCATCGTTACGAATTGATTTTTCAAGAGCAATATTACCATCGGTATTGAATTGCATTTGTGAAACACCGGCTTCATTATAAACACTACGTTCAACTCTCTCTAAATCATCATTAGCAGCAGTACTACGACTATCATCCATATCCGCAACTTGTACATCAGCAAAAGTAGTTAAAATATCAACTCCAATTGCTTTTTTAAGCATGCCAACTGCGTTATTGTGTAATTGTCTAGCTTCATCTACATCAAATACTAAATCACCATTTTTATCTATTGGCATTTTTTGAATGATTATTTTCAATAATTCTTGCGCCATTTTCTTTTTATCTATATCTTTAGCTTCATCTAAATCTATAATAGCAGGAATTACTGACATAAACATAGGTTCATCAGAACCATCAATATTAAATTTAAAAGCAGACCCAACTTCTAATACATACCAACCTTCTGAATCTCCGACAAATAATGGAGGTAATTTACCTTGTTTATATAAGATATATCCTCTCTTAAAATCGTCTCCAAATAAAGTTAGCATTTTTTGTCTTTGCGCCGCATCTTTGAACATAACATCAAAATATCTCATGTTAAATTCAATTACAGGTCTATTATTAACAGAAAATCTTGTTCTACAATATTGCACTGGCAACTCTTGAACATTTATTCTTTGACTATTTGGTATAATAAGACCATAATAGCATCCATTCTTAATGACCTTTAGCGCAATTCCTCCAAATAATCTTTTTAACTCTGAATTATCAAAATAAATCAAAATTTTATAGAAATCATTTAGAATAGTATTTTCATCTTTTTCTTTTGTAATATCCTCATTAATATAAGGAGTAATCATCCAGTCATATCTATACATTTTAGCCATATAACGACATAAACGTGCATAGATACCACTTGAATCAAAATAGAAATTTGAAATGGCTCTCATTTCTTCATAATCTCTATTTTGCATAGCTTTGAAAATATTATCTCTATTTACAAATCTATTATCTGTTCTTCTATAATTTCCTAAACTAAGAACAGCATCTTCTAATGTTCTAGTTCCAATTTTGATTTTTGAGAAATCTATAGGTAAAAAGTTATTTTGAGAGGTATCGTTATTAAGCTCTTCTCTAGTGTCTACCATTGAAAAGCCTTTTTTCTTAATTTCTTCTTTTCTATTAATCAAAGTTGACACCTCACTTTTCTAGAAACCGCCTTTTGAATAATATAAATTCATAATATAATCATAGGTTATTTGCCCTTCTAATATATAGGGTATTTCTAACAATATTATATTATGCTTTTTGCAGTATTCTTTCTTTTTCATATCATGATATTGCTGTCTGCGCAACCCAGAATAACTTCCGAATTTGCTTCTTGCTTCATAATGTTGAATTCCTTGATATTCAATTAAAAATTGAATGTTTCCTTCATCATCAAATACCGCAAAATCAAAACGCAAAGGTCTCCCTGTTGAGCTAACCAAATCTGGGAAAGAATATTCTTCCTCAAATGGGAGCCCAGCATTGCGAAGTATATCTTCAATCTTTATTTCTCCTTTGCTAGCTCTCATAGCCCCTCCTCTTGCAGACATATATATACCAAAAATATTTCTATAAATATATTAATATTTAATACTATAAATCAGTTAAAATTGCCCAAAAACCTATTTTAACTGTAGAACATAAATTGGGATATATCTCTTTTCTTTCTTTTCTTCATTTTATCTTCTTCTTGCTTTACATAATACATTCCATATTCAAAAGCAGAGAATTTATCTTTTGGAATTTTCTTATTAGTTTGTTTTAAAATAATATTAGTTCCTTCATTTTCTTCTACTAAATTAAGCATTTGCTCTTTTAAAATAGTAGTTTGAGTAAATGGCCATAGGTGTTCAGTTCTTTTTTCTGGACTCATGTTTTGTCCAACCTTAGTAGCCATTAATTTTACTTTAGCTTGATTTTCATCAATTAAGAATTTAACCTTACCACTATACATTTGTGTTTGAACATAAGTATGAGCTTCTGTATTAATTGGTGCGTTAGCTTTTATTAAATACATAGCATCATTTTCAACCTCTGGTCCTCTAACTTTTTTGTATTGTTCGATAACATCTTCAGCAGTTCCACCAGATACACCAAAAGCAGGTAGACTTTCACCTGTTTCAGGGTCGATTTGCGCCTTTGTCATAAAATCTACAAAACCGGCACCAACACCATTGGCATCTATTGCAACTTGTCTTGCTTTATATCTATAATATAATTTTTTAATATTAATTGCTTGAGCTTCAAAATCTTCTGCTTCATAAGTATAAATATTAACTAATGATTTAAGCGCAGCTCCTTGAACTTGTGGAGTAATTTTAAATACACAAACTTCGGTAGTACATTTAAATCTACCTACATCGACTCCAAGTATATAATATTGTGAGTTGCTACTTCTTCCGCTATATTCAGCTTCAGGTTGTAATAATGTTCTATATTTATCGAACTTTTCAGCAGAGAAAAATGCATTTTCCGCATCTCCGCTCCATTCTGACTCATATTCACGAGAAAATGAGCTATCATTATAAGTTCCATCTAATTTTAATCCTTGGATAAAGTTTTTAGGTTGCAATCCTTCCATTACTGGAATTCTCCAAGTCCCACCCAAAACAATTGCTTCATCAGGATTTATAATTTGTTGTATTAATATTTGTATTAGTTTATCATAAGAAAATGAATTCTTCCATCCTGCAGTAGTTACATAAATTTGGCTCTTGTTTGCTACCTCTTCTTCATGTCTACTACCATCCGCAAGACGTCTATCAACTACCATGGTAGGAATAATAACTTCGTTTAAAAGAGTTGGGTCAATTAAGATACACTCCTCCATTAAACCACCAGTACTACGCTTACCACGAGAACTTTGTTGCGCAGCCATAATACCTAAAACGCTACCATTTTTAAATATATAAGTAACTTCATTTTTAGATGATTTAGTTTGACCTCTTGACCAATCTATTTCATTTCTTAAACCTGGAATAAGTTTTACTAATTCTTCTGCTTTTTCTCTTGCGATTCCAGCAGCTTGTTCCTTACCACCAGTTGTAACGAAGAATTTTGAATTTGGGAATAATACACATCTCAACATTAAAACCAAAACCGCAAGGAATGATTTTGAATATCCACGTGGGAAAGTTGCATATGTATATTTATGGCGCATAGCTGCGCGTAAAAATATGCGCTGATAGAAATATAATTGGAAATTTTCTGGATTATCACCGCATAAAAATTCAACAAACATATCAGGGTATTCGCGCCAAAAAGCAATTTGGTCACGAATAGCAGGCATTTGCGCCCTAATTCTTTCTTCTGATATACCTATCTTTGTTCTTTCTTTTGAAGTTGATAATTCCATTAAATCTGCTAATGCCATTATTCATCACCAACTTCTTCATCCTCATTTTCTAAGTCTTGTTCTCTTTGTTCTTCTATATCTTCATAATAATCCGCAAAGTCTTCATCTGTCAAATCTTGATCCGCATTTTGTTCCATCTCTTTTTGGATTTGTATTTTTCTAATTGAATCTTCAATTTGTTGACCAAAACCTAAATCTTGAGTAACTAATTTTTTAACATACTCATTCATATCCTTTAAAGTTGCATCAACTTTATCTTGTGGAATATCAATAGCATATCTAGGAATAAACCCTTCTCTTTCACACACAGAAACAAGTTGACCTATTGAGTCAACATAGTCATCTTTCTTTTCCTTGTTCTGCGCTGCTGTAAATTTAGCTGATTTACGCAAATCATTACTAACCTTTGAAAGTTTTTGATATCCTTCAAAGTCACTACAGTCAAGAGCCTGGTTCATTTTTAAATCCGTTTTACAAATTAAAATTAATGTATTCATTGAATCCGCATCTTGAATATCAAATGAATTCATCATATCTGTATATTTCTTTTCTAATTCAACCCATTCGCTAGGTTTATATAGTCTACCTCATTTAGTAGCTAAATATATTTTGTCCTCTTGCGTTAGTTCTGCGCCTACATCAATTAAGGACTCATCTATATAAGTATCTGGATTAGAATAAGCATCACTTCCGCCTGGTATATATCTCTCAGGATTCATAAGCATATCTTCCTTTTGAGTTGGCGTACTAGTTAAAGTTTTAAACTCTGCTTCTGTAATTTCTCCATTTTCCATTTTTTCTTTTAGTTCTTCATCATATTTTTGTCTTTCTTCTAAATTTTCTCTATTCTTTAAATCTCTTTCTGCATTTAACTTATCTGTGTCTGCTCATCCATAATCTTTAAACTGTTTCAATTTCATTTTAGATAAATATTTACCAAATACTGACATACCATTAAGTAGCGGATTTTTTGCAAACGCGCGGTCACGCAAAATATTCCATTCTTCAGGTATATAAGGTACATCCATCTTCTCTAATAACCATAAATATGTATTGGGGTCAAAATTGTCAATATGCATAGTTAAACAATCTTTACATAATTCAGTTTTTTCTCCATTTTTATATTGATAAAATTGAGTATCAGCATTTTTCATACGACCGCATTTTTGACACATCTTCATTGCTGCCATATTCTACACCTCTTTTTTCTTGTTGCGACATTTTTTACATATTGAATAATAACCATCTTTAGATGTATTATTTTTAGAAAAGAAACGATTATGCGCAAGCTTTATCTCTCCGCATTTTGAGCATCTTTTCCATTTGCCGTACTCTACATAAGTATAATACCATATCAAATAATCTTCTTTGGCCTTTTCCGCTAACATTTTTGGTATTTTATTTCTCCAAAGAGATGAGATATATTCTACAGAATAGGTGATATCAAATTCTCTCTGTAATAATTCTTGGATATCCGCATTTGATAGACCATCTATTTTATATATTAATAATTTATAGTATAAAGGATATTCATCTTTTAATGTAGCTTCAATTAAATTATCTAAATCTTCCATTAGATACCAGAAATCCCAACCAAAATTTCCTCAACATTCTTCTTTAAGTGCTGAATAGTTGCAAAGTAATCCGCATATATGTTCAGGATTAAAGAATGATACTAAGCAATCACTAACTGGTTCTCCAATTTCATTTATATATATATCTTCAGCTAAATCTGTTCTAGTTAAACTTTTTGCTGTAGCTCTTGAAAAAGTAGAAGTCCCTTTAAACGCATCTTTAATAATATATTGTTCTTGATGCATTTCTATTAATCATTTTTTAAACTTATATTTATTTTTACCAGTAGCTTCTTTTTCTTTCTTTTCTATTATTTTAATACTTTCTTTTAAATCTTTTAATGAATCAATATTTTCTAAATCAACATCTGTAATTTCTTTCTTATGAGTTAATAGAATATTTTTATCATTATCAATCATGAAGTTCCAAAGACCGTCTTCTCCATTCTCAAATTTATCAACTAAACCTTGGAATGAAGTTTCACGTTTATTAACAGTTATCATTCTATTGTCTGTTAAAATCATCTTTTCTTTTTTCTCTTCAGGAGTCATAGCGGAAACAATATAATCTGACATAATCTCTATATACTTTTTATTTTTTAATTGTTCTTTTGTTAAATCAGGTAATAATTCTTTTATAAATTCAGCGCGTTCTGCTGATGTTTTAAGTGAATAGTCAAGTTTTTTAGTTTCCGTAATAAACATCTCCTTTCTAGCTCTTCTATACTTATATTCTACCATAAAATTTTCGTGTTGTCAATGTAGATTAAAAAAGATTAATTGATTTTGACAAAATTTTTTGTTATAATATATATATAAAAAGAAAAATAATAAAAGAAAAATTTTCGAGAGGTGAAGAAAGATGAAGAGTATTAAACCAATACCAACAACGCCAATTCCTGATGGCTATTATGAAATTGAATGGTCTATTGAAGGCGCAATCTTGAGAGATAAGATTAATGAACTTATTGCGGCTCTTGTTAACAACGAGCCAGACACAGTTCCTGGTGTTGAACCACCACAAATAAACGATAACGACAATCCAACTACGCGTGTGTAGTTTTTAATATAGATTTTAATAAATGTAAAAGTCGGCATAAATTCCTAGATGTCGATAGAGGAGAAAGGAGCGGGTTCGCGCATGAATAATAATAATAATAATGAACCAATATTAACAATTAATAGTGAAGGAATAACAATAGCAAAACCAATAACATTAACAACAAATACAGATAGTTTAGCATCTATTTGCGGTAAAAATCTTTTTGATAGCGCATTGTCAATAGATACAACAAACTATTCCGCATCAATAGCAGCAGACCCAACAGAGTATGAACCATATGAACCACATAAATCTGTTTGGGATAAATATCGTGAGACTGTTATAAAACAAGAGCGAGAAAGAAGATTAAAAAAGATACTTCCGCGCAAATGGGTAATAAATGGTCCTGCTACAATATTGTTCTGGCAAGATGGAACTAAGACTATTGTAAAATGTAATAAGGATGATGAGTTTGACGCGCAAAAAGGTTACTTAATGGCATTTTTTGAAAAGACAACTGGTATGAGTAAGCATCAAATTGCGAAGTTGATGGATGAAATTAAATAGAAAAGAAAGGAATGGTCTGGGTATAGGATCCTTGACCGGGTAACCGCATGGTAAAATTAACATATTTTAATGTAGATTGGTTAAGAATAAAAAATAGATGTAGAACAACAATAAATAAAGGGGATAGCGCAATACAGCCAAGTGAAAAATGGAAAAAGCAATTAATACTTGCAGAGCATTCGCCTTTACGTTTAGGGAATATTACAATTAGATTTGATAAAATACCTTATTTTGTAAGCACGCATTTAGTTAGACATCATATTGGTGTTGAAAAGTTTGTAGGAACTAGCAGAAGTGATAGAACAGGAGTTCCGCGCGAAGAAAGAAGACAAACTGATGATGTGCAAATGGAATTGGATATGAATCCGCAAGCGCTTATTAATATTTCAAGAAAGAGATTATGCGCGCAAGCAGACCCTACAACAAGAGCCTATTGGAATGAAGTTGTAGAGGAAGTGAGCAAAGAGGATAAGACTCTTGCTTGGGGATGTGTTCCTGAGTGTATAAGAGATGGCGGATGTCCAGAATTTACTAGTTGCGGATTGTATGCGCAATTCAGCAAGAAGAATGAAGATGCGGATTTGAGCAACATGATTGAAAGATATGATAGATTTGATGCACAACGAGGAGAGTTAGTAAAAGTTAAAAAGTTGGAGAGGTAAACAAAAAGGGAAAAAAGTTTTGGTAGTTGTAAAACAAAAAAACTTTTGGTCGATTAGAGGTCGTGGCCACATCATTTTCGCTAGATGACGCTATAAAATCCCATAACACCACCCCCGGTGGATAAATTTTAAAAAGCGCGTCGACATTTCTAAGTGCGTGTTTTTAAACGCTTCGCGAGTGTGCGGCACGGAGCGATTTTTGGACATAATTTTACATGTAAAGTTTTGTAAACCAAAAAGACATTCACAAACAAATTACAAACTTTCACAAAACTAAAATCTAATTTATTTCAACACAAAGCAATGACACACTAGGCAACGTTGTACTGAATAAACAAAAGAAAAAGAAGAACTATTCTTCTTCTTCGTGTAAATCTTCAGTTGTTTGAAATTCTTCAACACCAAGTATTTTTACATCATAGTAGTTCTTGTCGGCATCCCAAGCATTGTTATTCAAATCAAGAGCAACTTTGTGAGCCATTCTTCCACTTGTGTAAACCTTATCGAAGACTATTTCTTCTTTCTTAGTGTTAACATTTGTTTTTACTATTAAGTAAACATTTTTCATTTCAATCACCTTTCCTTTTCTTTACAATATTATTATACTATACCATTTGCGCAAAGTCAATAGTTTTTAAAAAGTTTTTTATTATTTACACAATTAATTTTTATTTAAAAACTTTTATTAGAATGATAAGAAGAACACAAAGACTAACAAATAACAAAATAAATAATAAATAATTAAGTAAAAAAATTAAAAAAAGTTTTCAAAAGGTATTGACAAACTAATTATTGTATAGTATAATTAAAGTGTAATAAAGGAAAGGTAGGTAATTAAAAATGACAAAAGAAAGATATCAAGAAATTAAAAATAGAATTGAGTGGTTAGAAGATGTGCTTTGGAGTATTCAATTAATAGACCATTGGACAAGAGAAGATAGAAATGATTATGAAAGATTTGCGGATGAATTAAAAAAACTAAAAGAACAAGTAGTCAATGAAATCTTTAAAGAAGAATAATTAATAAATTATTCTTTTATTTTACACTTTACAATTAAAAATAAAAAAATTTGTAAAAACTATTGATTTATTAAATATTTAATGTTATAATAAATATGTAAGATAAAGAAAGAAGGAATTAAAATGAAAAATAAGAAAAGAGTTTTAAAAAGTAAATGGCAAAAAGTGTTAGAGTTTATCGCAGTAACATCATTATTATTAATTGTTTCAACTGCTGATAGTGAATGGACTATTGAGTATTTTAGATTTTTAGGTATCTTGATTGGAGCATTTACTTTAAGTGTTGCTATTATCTATAAGTTTTGTGACTTAAGCAAATATCAATAAACAAATAAACAATATCAAATAAAATTGATATTGTTTTATTTTGTTATAATAGATTTTAAATGCTTAGATAGAGACAATAGTCAATAAAAATAAGGTGCGCAGGCGCCTTAGTCCGGGGGCTACCCTAGATTTAAAAATTACTAACTCTACTTTGAGGATGGAATTGTGGCGCAAATTGAGATGAAAATTTTCCCCCAATTACTTGACACTTACTTGACATCGGCGCGGGTGCGATCGAGGCGCGCCGCTTTTTTATTAGAGCATAGCTTTACACTTTTTTACACCACAAACTTGACACTTGCTTGTGTTAACCCACTCCCAAAACTAATGTGTAAAGTAGTAAATAATTTGTCAATAACTATTGACTTATTAAAATTACTATGCTATAATAAGTATGTAAGATGAAAGAGGAGTTGAGATTATGAAAAAATTAGTTTTAAAAAAGAGTGTTGAAAAGGTATTAAAAACAATATTAACAATTAATTTCTTAATGATTATTTTTACTGCTGATAGTGAATTATCATTAATATTCTTTATGGTAATGATAGCAAATACAATTAGTATGTTTTCTTGCTACCAACTACTAAAAAAATACACTCACACTTTTGACTATAATGAATAGTCAAGAATGTAAAAGTGAATTGACAAAAAGCCAATTTTTTGGTATAATCTAGTTATGAAAAAGAAAAGTATTTATTGAAAAATTGGCTTTGCTATTGTATGAATAATAACTTCACCTTGATTTTGAATTTTTTTAATAAAACTATTGACATAGTAATCAAAGTATGATATACTTATAATGTAAGAAAGGTAGGAGATAAAAATGAAAAAGTATGAAGATAAAGACCTACAAAAAGCAGTTGATGATTTTATTAAAGAAAGAAATGCTATTATAGAAAAGCACTCTAAAAAAGAAAATATTTTTAAAAGATTTTTAAAAAAAGTATTGACTTTTTGAAAGTAGTATGATATACTTATAGTGTAAGTAAGGGAGTTGATATTATGAAAATAGCACCAAGCAAAAGACAATACATGGCAGTATTACTAAATGTAAGAGCAAACGTTTATAAAGAAAATAGAGAGCAACTAAAAAAAGATTTGCTAACTATGAGAAAATTGTTAACATTAGTAGACCAACCAAATGAAAAAATGACAACAATAGAAAAAGCCTTAACAAAAAGACTTGCTATGGGTCGTTGATTCCTAGCGCAAACGCTCTACCTACCTCCAAGCGTTCTTGCGCTTTTTATTTTGCTATTTTATGATACACCAGGAAACGTTGTCCAATTCAACGTCGCGCGTGTGGCCGGTGCGCGACGTTTTTTGACATGGACTTTACATGTAAAATTCTGTAAATCGCTTTTCCGACACGCCAGGCTACGTTGTTATCCCAAAACTTATAAAAAAATATTTAAAAAAACTATTGACTTATTTTTGCTACTATGTTATAATTATAATGTAATAAATGAGGTGATACCAATGAATAAAAAGAAAAATAAAACAAGTGTTCGTGATACTTGGATACCTACTTTTTGGTCTTACAATGGCGCAGGCTATCAAAAGAACAAAAAGAAAGTAATTGCGCGCAAGCAAAAATACAAAGAAAAGTTTTAAAAAAGTATTGACTTTTCTTTGTAGGTTTGATATAATAATAATGTAATCAATAAGGAAAGAAGGAATTGAAATTGAAAAAAATTGATTTAAGCAAAGAAAGATATTTGTTATTTGTTGATACTGAAACAATAGGTAGTCTATTTGTTAAAGAAAGTGTTTTACCTTTTGAAATAGGAACAAAAGTTTATGACACTGAAAAACAAAAAGTAGTTAGAGAAAAAAGTTATTTAATAAGAAAGTTTTTCAATAACAAGTTTATAATGTATTCAACATTTAGTGCTACAAAATACCCACAATATTTTGAAAAGTTAGAAAATGATAAGCGCTATAAAAATTGTAGTGTTAATGATTGTATGAGTGATTTATCAAAAGTAATACAAAGATACAACATTAAAATTATGGTTGCGCACAATGGAAACTTTGACAAGTGCGCTATTGCTAGACTTTGTGAAGAGTTTGGAATTGATAACCCAATGAAAAAAACTGATTTACTTGATACTATGGAATTATCAAAAATAATAACTTTTTCAAAAGACTATGCTAATTATTGTATTGAAAATAGAGAAATTAAAAACTCTATAAATGAAAGCGCTTTTATTACAAATAGTGGTAGAGTTAGAACAACGGCTCAAGCAATTTATAGTTATCTAACTAAAAACCCTAATTTTGAAGAGGCGCACACAGGACTTGAAGATATTGATATTGAAATTGAAATATTCAAAAAGTCTATGGACTTACTAGGAAATCCAATGGTTGCGCTAAATGTAGCACCAACTTGGAAAGACTACGCAAAAGTAATTGAAGAAGATTAAAAAAAAATCTTCTTCAAATTACAAAAAAAGTATTGACAATAAAATAGTAGTATGATACAATTATAATGTAAGGAGGAATAGAAATGAAAAAAATAACTCAATTACAAGCACAAGCACAATTAGAAACTGCTATTGAAAATTATTATTTTGCACTAATAAAAAATAAACAAAATATTTATTATGAAGATATTGAAAAAGATATTTTACTTATTAAAAATAAAACAATAGAAGAAATAACAAAAAGTTTTAAAAAACTATTGACAACAAAGCAATAAGTATGCTATAATAATAATGTAATAAAGGAAAGGTGGTCGATATTATGGCTAAAAGAAAAGTACAAGCAACTAAAATCGTAGTTGACAAAAACGCAGCACAATTTATGAGAACAGCACAAAATCTTGCTAGAAAAGGAAAAACTAACAAGAAATTAAAAGGGCGCAATGCTAACCCTAAAGCACTAAAATACAACATAGCAATTGCTTAGCAAGTGCTTTTTTTATGCTTAAAATTTAGAACAACGTTGCCGGGTGTATCGCGAGCGTCGCGCAAATGGCCGGTGCGCGCCGTTTTACACAATTTGACACACTTTACACTTTTTTACACTCATTTGCGCACTTGTAAAAAATTAAAAAATTTCATAAAACCTATTGACTTTTTTATTAGATATGGTATAATTATAATGTAAGGAGTGATAAAAATGAAATTAGAATTAATTATTAATGCAAACAAATTTAAACAAATAGTTGAATATTATCAAAAAGGCTTTGAAAAAGACCTTTGGGACTTTAACTTACGAAAAGTATTGCCATCATTAATAGAAGAATATTTTGAAACAATTGGAGAGTTTAAAGTTAATAATTCTCAAGAATTTATAAAAGAACTATTGACAAATAAGTAAAAGTATGAGATAATTATAATGTAAGAAATGGAGGTAGATATTATGGTATTATTCTTACAAGCAAACTACAATGGAACATTCGCAATAGCAGAGGCTAACAAATGGCAGAACTTAGAAAGTGATAATCCATTTGATTGGGACGCTTTCTTCACTCTTGAGGACAACATTCCTGGAGATACACCTATTGTTGAAATCAACAAAATGGTTGTTGAAAAGTATGGTTGCAAGAAATTAATTTGCGATTTCTAATTTCTTGCTTGACTTTTCATTAAAAGTATGAGATAATAATAATGTAAGGAGTTGATATTATGGAAAATCTAATGAAATTATTTAAAGCATACGCAAGGCGCAAACAAAGCCTAGTAATTGAAATTACTTGGGATAAGGTAGCCGATTGGACTATTTATATTTGTCATAGAGATAGCAACACAGTTATTTTTGATGAAA